AATCCTCCTGGTCTTTTTTGTTGTATTATTTCAGATTGTACTGCTGCTGATATAGCAAGTCCAAGCTGTCTACCTTGCTCTTCATCACCTTCAACAGATGATCCAGAAGCATCTACGTTTACTACAATACTTGTTGAACCCATAGGACTAACTTGACCTCCAACAGCACCAGGAGTAAACATTTCAGGACCACGTTCTCCAACAATATAAGATTTATTAGGTTGTGCATAACCACCATTAGCAAAAGATCCTGCTGGCAAGTCAAAAGGAATACCAGTACCATAAGCTCCTGATTGCATAGGTGGAGGTGCAACAAATCCTCCTCCTCCCAAACCACCAATCATATTTGCAAAAAATCCCATAAATCCTTTTGATATTTGTGCAGCCATCATTTGTGCAGCCATATCCAAGAAATGATCCGCAATACGCATAAACATATTTCTAAATGCTTCTCCAACACTCATTGTTCCTCTTATTATTCCTTTAAATGATTCTGAAAATGCAGAACCAAGTGTTTTAGATAATTCCACTACTTGAAACTGTGCACTATTTAATTTTCTTATTTCAGCACTTACATCTTGTAAGCCTTGAATTATTGAATACGAACTTTCTTCATTTGCAATTCTTATCTGATCATATAAATCTCTAATATTTGTTAATTTTTCTATATATTCAGTATTTTCTGTATTTATTTTATTTATTTGTTCTCTTTCTCTTTTTAATACTGCTGGTCTTTTTCGACCACCTACTCCTTGTCCAAAACCTGCTGTATCTAATTCTTTTTGTTTTTCTAAACTTTCTGTAAGTATGTCATTTATAGTTGCCTCTACGCCTTTTCTTTGAACTGACAGTATAAACCTAAGTTCATCTTCTAATGTCAAGTCTTTATTAATTTTTCTTATGGCTGATAAAGCAGATTGAACTGTATTTGCTTGTGCAAGAGCATCAAATTTACCAAAATCTCCACCAAACTTCTTAGCAATCAATACTGCATCATTTCCAAATCGTTTAAACTCTTGTAAAGCTTTTACTGCTTCTTCTTTTGTAATCCCCAAAGACTTACCTAATTGTCTCACCTGTGATCCACTAATATTTGAACTTATACCCATCTGTTCCATTTCTTTATTTAATTCTCTAATAGATTTCCTAAAATCAAGAGTTTGTTGTATTTGTTGAGCTATTGCAGTACCAGCTATAGATAAACCAAAACCGAAACCTCCACCTAAAGCACCACCAACAGCACCACCAAGACCACCACCTATAGCACCTATAGGACCTTGACCAAATAACAGAGGAAAACCACCACCAATAAGAGCATTACTAGCAGCACCTCTAAATCTTTGTCCACCTGTAGCAGCAAAAGCACCTCCCTGTTTAAATAGACCTCCTAATCCACCTGCCAAATTACCAATAGTTGGAATATTTCCACCAACACGACCTGTTCTTGCAGCAGCAGTAATTTCATCTGCTCTTTGACTAAAAGCTCTAAATCCTCCCATTCCAGGGTTAATATTACCAAACTGATTTTGTCTGAATATTCTTGTTCGTGTTGTAATTTCTTCTTTTAATATTTTTCTGCGTGTTGCATTTAATTTTTCCTCTTTTTTAATTAATCTTTCTCTTATTTGTGCTACTTCTTTTTCAGTTCTTCTTCTATTTTCCAAATTTTGTTTAATTTTTGCTTCAACATCTACAGATTGACCTGATAAAGACAATGATCTAAAACCTTCTCCAATTCTTGATTGTTGACTTTCTCTGATATTTCTTAAAACATTTGTTCTAATATCTACTTGACCTAATTTATCAGGAGTAGGTGTATCTAAAGTTTTGAATTTAGAGCTTATTCTTGTTCTACGACTTTCAGCTACATTTCTTCTAACTCTATTACCACTTGAAGATTGAGCTACACCAAATCTTCTAGTTTCAATTTGTTTTAAAATACGAGCTTCTTCTTCTAATTCTTTATTTAATGCTTTTTGTGTTTTTAAAAAAACTTCTGCTGCATTATTAAATGATGTCGTACCAACTGCTGCGTTTTTTAAAGCTGTTCTTGCTTTATTTACAGATTCAGTAAGGTTATTTATAGTTTTTGGAAATTTATTTGCATTAGTTTCAAGTGCTTTATTGAAACCACTGACTTCTTGAGTTACAGCATTTATATCTTTTTTAAGTTTTAATAACTCCTTTGCACCTTTTAAAGCAACAGCAATATCTACATTATAATTAGCCACTTGCTATAAGAATTAAAACATTTTCTCTATATTACCTTCTTTTGCCTCTTAAAGCACTAGCTTTCTGTGCTTGTTCCTGTTGTTTTTTATATTCATCATTTTCAATCTCGTTATAAGCAGCCCAACCTATCATTTCTTCAATGGTCAAAGTTTCACATAATTCAGCTACAGTTTTATGTAATGTCTTTGCTAAAGAGAATAAAAACTGCCAATCTTTATTAGCTTTTCAAATCGGCTTTAGCCTCTTTTACCTCCTTATCAGCACCAGAATTAACCATTGCTAATTGTATCTCTTCAAGAATTGATGCTTCAACTTCTCTTCTCAAAGATGCCTTATCTCCATCTTGAAAATGTCTATTTCCATCCTTATCTAATGCTTTTTCTATCATCATCTGTAAAGCATAATCATTATTATCTTCAGTTCCACTTTTTTTAATTATGGACTCTCTTTCAGCAATAGTTAAGGGATGCCAATAAACAGAAAAAATTACCTTATCATTTTTAACAACATCATGTTTATAAAGTTGAGAAATCCCAAACTTGTTTCTTAAAAGGTCAACTGCTCTAGTCATAAAATTAGTATACTTACTTTAGTATACTAAGCGTTAGCGGTAAATTGGCAAGATATTAAGCCAAGAAAGTGTGAAGAGTCATCTAATTCAATAGGAGCAGGGCCGACAACATCCAATACTCTAGGATCGCAACTGAAACTATCTGTGTAAGTAGAAGCGTTTACAGAAGTAAGTCCATCAATAACAGCTTCACCTAATTCAGACAACGCAGCACTACCTTTTCCTCTTGGAACATAGATATTACATTGAATAACTCCAGAATAAAAATCCTGTGATGCACCTTGAGTCTGTGTAGTAGCTTGTGCAAAATCTACTGACATAACAATATATTTTTTAGTTTTACCAGGTGTTTTATAAACCATATTGTCATAAATCATTTCTACAGTTGGATCAACGTCTGCAACTGCATCTGTGACTGCTTTTTCAAAAGCTGCTCGTGTGTTAACTAAAGTCATGGAGTTTCGTAATCAACGAATACAGAACTAGGATCACTAAATCCACCAATACCTTTTCCTTTAAATCTAACATTATCAGATTTACCCCTAACTCCAGTACCAAAAGCAGCTACACCAAGTTTTGGTTTTTCAGTAAATACTGTATTTATAATTCGTCTTAATTTACCTTGAACATATTGAGGTATTTGACTATTAGGAGAAGCTAAAGCTCTGGCTGCATATTGTGATCTATTACCAATAAATACTTTAGAAAAAGGTTTAAAATTAGGTATCGAATCAATAAATCTAGGTTCAATTACTGCTTGAGGATTACTTTGATCTCCTCTTCTTCTTGGTTTAATATTACTCCATGGTGCAACTGATTCTCTAGCTTCATCAGGTCTGGGTCTTTGCGTACTAGCAGTCCAGCTAGAAACAAAAAATCCAGTATCAACAGGACTATATTCTTTTGTAGATAGATCACTTAATACAACACGAACAAGAGTATTTAAATCACGTTCTAAATTACCAACAAGGTCTCTTTCTATATTTTCAATACCTCTAGCTTTAGCCATCAGAACCTCACCAATAATGTAAACAGATAAGTCTGTCCACCCTGTCTTGTATCTATATTAACTATCTGTCCTACTCTTGTAGATCCAGCATAAGTTAATGTAACCTCATCTTCAAAACTAGGTTGATTATTTCCAATCAAATCAGGTGATATATATATTTTTGCTTCTCTTCTTTCCCTTCCGTCATCCTCTGTAGATTGAACAAATTCAACAGGAACTTTTAAATCTGAATAAGTAGTATCTATAGTAACTTGCTCTCCAGTTTCTACGTTATAACTTGATATTCCTTTCTTTACATAAGTAATAGTCGAATCAAAAGAAGCACCTAAATCAGCAACAACTTGTTTAGCAACACTTCTAAATAATGAATCTAATTGACCTGCCATTATCCTCTAACTACCCTCATCTGAAATGTTCCTGCTCCACCTAGCATATACGCTCCAAGATAACTTTGTAACCATGGGTAAACATCAAGAATATTATTAACAGAACCAGTACCTTGACTGTCAGTATTGTATTTAACTTGTAAATCTCCTAATTTTACTTCAGAAAAATTACCATCTTTACCAGTAGTACCAGTAATAGCACCAGTATCATTTGCCAAAGCTCTAGCTAATTCATATTGTGCATATTTAATATTTAACGGAATTGTAGAACAAGCCAACTCAACCCCGTCTACTTGATAATTATTCCTTGGAAATTTTAGTGCCTGACCATCATCACATCTATCACCATAATAAACAAAGCTATCAATCCATCTAGTAGCTGATATTAACGCTCTATTCTTTTGATCATCTGTTTTATTTGTCCAAGTTGAAGAGTCTGGAACTGTTTCAAAATAACTATTAGCTTCTGTCAATGTGACATAGCTATTAGCATTAGCATCTTTAATAGTTGCATTTATAGTGGCTGCCACGATAAGAAAGTAATTTTAGTTTTATTGTAGCGTAAAGAAAAAACCCCACCAATAATTGATGAGGCTTTTTACTACTTTGCTACTTAATACTATTACGCAATAGTAGTTGTATCAAGTGGTGAGTTAACGATCATTTCAACCACAGGAATTAAATCGGCATCGTATGTAAGACCCCAATTGCTTAAGTTACCTAACTGAGCATTTGTTGGGTTGTCTGTAGCAGATGTCCACTTAGTTCCCATAATGTGATAAGCACTATGATAGTCAACAGACATAACATCCTGCTTAGATAAGATGTTTCTATCTGATTCAATTGAAAGTGGAGACTGTTCACCTTCAAGAATTGTTCCTGACTTGATTAAGTAGCAACGGAACTCTTTCTGATGACCAGATGTACCTGGAATTACTGTGTTAACTTGTGAGTCAATAACGACATTCATACCAGCAAATTGACCGATACTTCTTTCGTTAACACCAACTCCACCGCCACCCCAAGTTACTGCACCACCAGTAGATAGGGCAGATGTTGAGAATGTAAGCATACCAACCTGATATAGGTAGTAAGCAACAGATGGATGAATTACTAGAGTATCTAGTTCTTCACCTCTTTCTCCAAGAAGTGATCTACCTCTTGCAACTGTAGAAGCTGTTAAGAAGTTAGACTCGTCAGCACCAGAAGCAGCACCCTTACCTAAATCAAGTAAGTTTGCACCTAATGGACCAGAACCAGATCCAAACAAACCATCTAATAAACTGAAAAGTCTTGCAGAATTAAGCTTGTTAATAGCATCTGCAATTTGGTTTCTGATGTGACCCATTGGATCTTCACCAGCAGCCAATACAGCTACATCATCAACAGCATACGCAAAACCTCTATGACAGATAGTTGCGATCTGTGTTCCTGTACCAATCTTCTGTGGTGTCAAATAACCAGAGTTACTTGTACCCCATGTTGCTGTACCATCTAAGATTTCCTCAGTTGGAGCGATTGGGTTAAATTCTGGAACTTGTATTCTTGTTCCACCTTCTGTTGCGTCAAGAAGTGCATTACGCACAACAGCACCAGATTTTATAAATGCACTACGTTCCTTGATAGCTTCGGAAACGTATGTGCTGAGATTATTTCTCTTAACGATGTCCGCTAATAGGACACCGCCAGAATAATTCTGAAACGGAGCAGCCATTCAGATTACCTTTTTAACTTTTGCGATACCCTAGTCACAGACAAGGGGATTAGTTTCACAGAAACTAACTATTTTTGAGCCTCCTGCTTGAGCACTGCTGCAAGCTGTGGGTCTTGTTCTGATAATATCATTTGTTGCGTAAGATTGCCCGTTTTCCAAGGATTTACTTGACCTCCACCAGCATTTCCTACAGGACTTGGTTTCGCACCCATACCAGCAGCAGAACTAGGTTTAAAATGATGTTCCCAACCACTTCCAGGATTTTTGAGACTAGTGAGATAAGTATTTAAATCTTGTTCTACCCCACCATTAAGAACAACCACTTTACCTTCAGTATTTTTTTGTAACTTTCCTTGTAATAATGCTAAAGTTTGTTCTGCGTTTATCGCTCCAAGATTACTAATAGCTGCAAGTGCCGTTGTTTTTGTAGAAGCTACCTCATTAGAAGTCTTTAAATCCTCTAATTGTTGAGACAAACTAGAAATCTGTTGGTCTTTTTCTTGTGCAGTTTTATTTGCTTCTTCCCAAAGAGTTTTCCATTGACCTTGTTCTTCTAAGTCTTTGGTACGTTTTTCTTCTTTTTGTTTATAAACATCATCAAGTTTTCCTTTAATCCCTTTAAATTTTTCTTCTGCTTCAGCAGCTTCTTTACGAGCAGCAGCTAATTTTGCTTCATATTCTGCTTTTACAGAATCAAGGTTTGGTGCTTGTGGTTGTGAAGGAGTTTCAGCCACAGGCTGTTCAGGAGGATTCACGGAATCAGGCTGAATTACTTTTTCTTCGATTGCCATTAATTATTCAGTAATAGGACTATCAGTTTTCTTTTTAGCAACTTTTTTCTTAGTTGTTTTTAGTACAGGAGCAGGACAAGCTTCAGCAACTTTCTGTGCTTCAGTTTTTGGTTCTACTACTTCCCATTTATATGTTCCGTCAGGTTGCAGAACATGATCTATTGATCCAGCCATAAATTTAATTAATTTATTTATATAATAGTATACTAACTTGATTCTGTCTCATTGGCACTAGGCAATACCTCACCCTGTACCAAAATATCTCTAAATTCCTCTCTATCAATAACTTGTTGATCAAATAATGATGTTAAAGCTGTAATATCTTGACCAATTAATCTTTCAATATCAAAATCTCTACTAATTTTTACTTCTGGTGGCTCAATACCTACATACTCAGCAGATAAGTTAAATGCTTTTTGTAGTTTCTGCTCAAGTTCCATAGATACCATTGCAAGCATAGAATTAGTATCAACACGATCTAATCTTCTAGCATCAGCAGATTCAGCTACAAACTTTTGTTGTGACAAAGTACTAATACCAAGAGTAGCCATTTGCATTTGTAATTCCTTTATCTCAGCAGATTGAGCATCAAAAGCACTTGAAGCTGGCTCTACATAATAAATTTTATTACCAGGCTGTGTTGCCATCGCATAATTTACAGATATAGCAAGATCTTTAGTTTGATCGTCATAACCTTCCATTACAAGCATTGGTTGAGATGCAACGTGCAAACTATGTATTAAATCTGCCTGTCTTTGAAAATGTGCAAGATTTAAATAAGCAATATCAAGTAAAGGTGGTTTACTAACTAAATTATCTGTTTTTCCAGAATAAATAGTAACTAAAGGTATTTCTCCAAGAGAAAAATTACCAGATTCTACCTGTTGATAATCTTTATCTGCTGAACCCATTTCAAAATTTCCTGTCACACTATTATCAGAGACATCATACATTTCTTCAATCTGCTCTTTTTTACGAAACACTCTGTACCTGCCAGGTTCTATTACTCTTATCTGATCAAAAACTTTCTCACCAAACTGACCGTCAGGCAATACAGCCTTTTCTGCAATTCGAGCTTGTATAAGATTCCCATAATTAGATTCTCTATCTAATCTCCAACCATAAAGATTTGTAGGATCTACTTCAATCCAATAAGGTCTGCGATTTTGTTGTCTTTCTTCTGCAAGACTTAATGCACCAGAAGGTGCAGGATAATCAACAAGAATATGACTTTGACCATAAGTAAGAGAACACATTAGTACTCTTCTTGCATATTCATCTAAATCTGATTTACATCCATCAACATCCATCTTAAACATCTCAGTCCAATATGGATCTCCTGTGAGTGTTATAGGTTTTCTTAAAACAAGACCTGTAGCTGCTCTTATTAATCTTTGTGTAAAAGGACTAAATACTGATCTATTTACCCTTGCAAGGTAAGCATCGTAATCTTCTCTTGGCTCTAATGGTAAAAAAGCTTCACTGTTTTCTCTTAAATATTCAGTTCCCTCAGTAACTGCTTTCATTATTTCCCAACCTTTCATCATGTCTAGAACAGCCCTTGTTCTTGTAAAAGGACTATCAATACCACCTACAGAAGTAGACGAAACAATATTGGTTCTAATTGGACCAGGTACAGCATAAGTCATTTACGACACCTCCATTTCTTTAAAGCTAACGCTTTTCTTGTAGGTCTGCCTTTGCTATCTTTCATTGGCCCAGGCATACCAGACATCCTTGCACAGAAAGATGCTCTTCTTTTAGCTGCTTTACTACCAGGTTTTACTTTTCCTGTTACTGGTGCTTTTAAATTACTTCCTGTTGCACGATTGTATTTCGCACGACCTTTTGCAGTAAGTCCACCTGTTTTAGACTTCTCTCCCCTGCCTACACTTAAATTTACTTGTTTACGTTTAGCCATTATTTACCTACCTTTGCTTGTGCCTTTTTATGGGCTTGAGTAAAAGTATCACCTGCTCTCATTCGCCTTTTCATAAACGCCATATGTCTATCGCTATGATGCTCAGAATGTTTTTCTAATAAATTTTTTTGGCGAGTGGTAAGTTTCACTTCTTTTTCTTTTTTTTCTTAGAACGTAGCTTTTTAAGATCAGCAGCAGTGATCTTATCCCGTGGTGGGGCAACAGCAGCAAGTTTACGTTGTTTACCCGAATAAGATCTTTTAGGCATTAGATAGCAGAAGTAATGTCGCCCGAAGTTACAAAACTAACTGATATTGTAGAAATATCACCAACAGTAGAACTAAAAGAAGTTCCTGTAATAATTCCGTTAAAACTAAATTTTTTAGTGCCTGATGTATCTAAGAAAAGATTAAATGAAGCAGTACCATCATCTTCTTGTGTTAATACATCTGAAATAATTTCAGCAGTATTATCTCCTGATGTTGCTGTATAAAGAAGATCAACAGTACCAGAACCAGAAATTAAAGATCCTACATACTTTCTTGACTTATCTCCATGAGCAGTACACTCAAGAGTATCTTTTGTAGTATCTAATGTCCAAGCTGTTGTAGAAGCAATTGCTCCAACTGATCCAGATCCGTTATCAAATGCAACAGAGCCTTCTTCACCACGAAAAAATGCCATGATTTTAGAAAAATTTACTTATAACAATATCTTACCTTGAAACTGCGTTTTTCACAGTTATTTTTTCTTCTTTTTACGTCTATGTTGATAAGTTATCTTCTTACTACCTGTCTTTTCACGTTTAAATCGTGCTTTTTCAGCACTTGACATCTCTCCAGTAGTCTTAGGTGTCTTACTTGATACACGTTTACTAGGTCTGCAAGCTGGATAGCCTCGTTTTTCACCTTTTTGACGGCCACAAGGCTTGCCAGTTTTAACATCAACCCAATTTTCTTTAAACCAACGGGTTAAACCGCCACTACTTCTTGCCACGTTTTTTTGCCTCGGTGCGATAAGTGCCACCACGCTTCTTATACTCTCGTACAAGCCATGCGTTAGCGTAAGCAGAAGGATAAACCTTGAATTTACGTTTTGCCTCTGCTTTTACCCTAGAGTATAACGCT